TTTCCTTCCTCGCTGACGCATATGGTGCAGCCAGTAGAGGGCGAAGACACGCGGATCAGTCTGGCTTTTAATTCATTTCCGATTGGCGTAATTGGAGATGAGAACGAATTAACCGCATTAAAGTTGGAGAAATAAAGTGGCTCATTTCGCAGAGTTAGACGACAACAATATCGTCCTTCGCGTAATTGTTGTTGGAAACAAAGACACCTCGAAGCCTGACGGCACTGAGGTTGAGAGTATTGGCGTGGCTTTTTGCCAGCGCTTATTCGGCGGTAACTGGAAACAGACCAGTTATAACGGCAATATCCGCAAGCGCTACGCAGGTATCGGTTACACATATGATGCGGCGTTAGATGCTTTCATCGCGCCACAGCCTTACCCATCATGGACGCTAGACCCCGTGACAACTAATTGGGTAGCACCTGTCCCCTATCCGACAGATGATAAAAACTATATTTGGAATGAAACGACGCAGGCATGGGATTTAGTTGACGTTTCAGTAGTGTAATAGTAAGTTTACTAAACCGACTAGCCGGATAGCTAGGTCAGAAAGGAAGTTGCCTTGAGCGACGAAGAACAGGCTGTAGCGGAGATCAGCCCCGCGCCGGAACAGGAAGCCACGGCGGCACCTGAATCTGTTGAGACGACGCCGGAGGAACAATCGACGAAATCGTTTTCTCAAGAAGAGTTGGACGCTATCGTTGGAAAACGCCTCGCAAGAGAACAGCGCAAATGGGAAAGAGAGCAAGCACAGTTGCTTGCGGAGCAACAGGCTAGACAGCCCGTCGCACCTCCACCCGCGCCAGATGATTTTGAGAACGCTCAAGCCTATGCGGAAGCACTGGCGGAGCAAAAAGCTCAAGAGCTACTGGCACGACGAGAGTCCGCAAGACAACAGGCAGCTCTGCTTGACTCATATAAGGATCGTGAAGAGGAAGCCCGCGATAGATACGATGACTTTGAACAAGTCGCGTATAATCCGAACCTCCCCGTAACGGACTATATGGCTCAAGCCATCCAGGCTTCAGACATTGGCCCCGAAGTGATTTATCACTTAGGCTCCAATCCGAAAGAGGCTCAACGGATCGCCAATTTGCCGCCGATTTTGCAGGCAAAGGAGATCGGTAGACTTGAGGCCAAACTGGTCGCAGATCCGCCGACAAAACGCACTTCAACTGCGCCAGCTCCTCTTGCTCCTGTCACGGCTACTCGGTCAAGCTCCGGCCCTAGATATGATACGACTGACCCACGGTCTACAAAGTCGATGTCAACGTCAGAATGGATTGAAGCCGAACGGTTGCGACAGATCAAGAAGTGGGAAGCGCAAAACCGTAGGTAATTAGGTTATGTCAAACTCAATTTTAACAATTGACATGATCACAAGGAAGGCGCTCGAGATCCTCGAGAACTCCCTTGTGCTCACCCGCACTGTAAACCGTCAATATGACGACTCTTTCGCTGTAGAAGGCGCTAAGATCGGCTCGACTCTCCGCATCCGTCTTCCTGACCGCGCATTGGTTACGGACGGCGCTGCCCTTCAGGTTCAGGACGACAACGAGCAATACACCACGCTCACTGTTTCCAGCCAGAAGCACATCGGCGTGAACTTCACGACTGCCGAACTGACCATGCAGTTGGACGATTTCGCTGAACGTGTTCTGAAGCCTCGTATTTCGCAGCTCGCGTCTTCTATCGACGCAGACGTTGCAAACAGCTTCAAATACATCGGCAACTCGGTCGGCACCCCAGGCACCACGCCTGCTACGTCGCTCGTCTTGTTGCAGGCTCAACAGAAGCTCAACGAGAACGCTGCGGTCATGCAGCCTCGTTATGCTACCGTCAACCCAGCCGCTAACGCTGCTTTGATCGAAGGCATGAAAGGTCTGTTCAACCCTGTGTCTGCTATCTCGAAGCAGTTCAAGAACGGCATGTTTGGTGAAGGCATCCTCGGCTATGACGAGCTGAATATGTCTCAGTCAATCAAACAGTTCACGACTGGCTCGCGCGCTGGCACCGTTACGGTTAGCACGACCGTTACCGCTGAAGGCTCAACCAGCATCGTTCTGACGGGCCTCGGCTCAACGACGATCAAAGCTGGCGACGTGTTCACCATCGGTAGCGTCTACGCTGTTAACCCACAGACCCGTGAATCAACCGGCTCGCTCTATCAGTTCGTGGCTCTTGCTGACGTTACGGCGTCAACGACCGCTACGGTCACTGTTCCTGCGATGTATTCGGCTTCTCAGGCTCTCGCTACGGTTGACGCTCTGCCGGTTTCCGGCGCGGCTGTCACGTTCCTCGGCGCTGCTTCTACGCAGTATCCACAGAACTTGATCTATCACCGTGACGCGATCAGCTTTGCTACCGCCGATCTCTTGCTTCCGCAGGGTGTCGATATGGCAAGCCGTCAAGTTCACAATGGCATTTCGCTCCGCGTTGTTCGTCAGTATGACATCAACAACGACCGTCTGCCTTGCCGTATTGACGTGCTCTATGGCTACAGCGTGATTCGTCCGCAGATGGCCGTTCGCCTTTGGGGCTAATTAGATGGGCCTTCGGGCCCGTCTTTTTCCTTCTTTCTTGGAGTTTAAACCCATGACAACTACCTCTAATGCGGCTTATCCGCTTGAGACGTTTGGCCCTTACACTGCTATTCCAAATGGCGAGGGTGGCTATCAGCTCGGCGCGGGCAATCTCGGCGAAGTTAACTTCTTTAACACCAATGCTCCGGCTACGGTGGCTGCGGGCGATGCTACGCTTACGGCTGCACAGGTCATTGCGGGCATTATCATCGGTAGCCCAGGCACGGCGGCAGCGGCTTATACGCTACCTACCGTTGCTAATCTTGAAGCTGGATTGCCTTCGCTCGTGAAAACGGGTGCTGCATTTGACTTTACGATCATCAATGCTAATGGCTCATCGTCAGGCGTTATTACTGTGACAACCAACACGGGCTGGTCAATCGGCTCCGCTGGTAGTCAGGGTCTGATGACGATTGCTGCTACGGCTGGCACGACGCAGCGCTACCGCGCTCGTAAGACCGGCACTGGCACTTGGTCGTTGTATCAACTCGCATAATTTAACTGGCCCTTTCGGGGGCCAGTTTTCTCTTTTTTGAGGACATTTCTATGGCTAATACCAAACCAGTTGGTGTTGCCTTTTCTGATCCTGAACTCGTAGCTGGCACAACCATCACGGGCGCAACGATCACTGGAGCGACGCTGGACTCTACAACCAAAGTTCTCTCTAACATCTACGCTGGATATTCTGAGTGTCAGCAAGGCGCGACGATTGCTACGACCACCGGCGGAACCAATGATGTTTTTGTCGTCGTGGCTAATGCGGGTGTTCTTACTACGGCGCTCTTTTCTGGTGTAGACGCTCTGGCTACTAGTGACACGAACTACATCACGTTCAGCATTACCAATCTTGGTCAGGCTGGCGCTGGTTCAGCGGCTATGTTGGCGGCTACTGACGCTAACACGACCAAAGCAACGGGCGGGTCAGCGATTGTTGCTAATGGCAAACGCACATTGACGCTTAACGGCACCGCAGCCAATCTGGTTGTTGCTGATGGTGATCGTCTGCGTATCCGCGCTACGGTTTCTGGAACGCTTGCTAACACCGTTACATTCCCTGTTTATAATCTGGAATTTTCGGTATCTTAATATATAGCGGCCTACGGGCCGCTGTATTTCTTTAGAAAGTAACCAATGGCTGTTATTTATTTGAAACACCCCGAACATGGGGTTAAAGTGGCGTGTCTCGACCTAGAGGCCGAAGCCGACATAGAGAACGGCTGGATAAGGTTCGACCCAGATGAGGCGACAACCGAACCTAAAAATGCTATAGCTTCGCGTCGTAGACCAAGGGCAGAAAATGACAGTAGGGATATACGCGATATACAACGTCCTAACGGATAAAATGTATATTGGTTCCGCTGTATCAGTGGCACGACGTTGGCGCGCACATAGACATATGCTTAATAACAAAAAGCATCACAGCCCTAAATTACAGGCCGCATATGATAAGTATGGGCATGACGCTTTTGAATGGCAAATGGTAGAATATGTAGCTAATAAAAATCAATTAATTGAACGTGAACAATTTTGGATAGATTTTTTTAAGCCTATATATAACTCTTCGCCGACTGCCTATTCTTGTTTGGGGTTTAAACATACTGAAATCTCAAGAGAACGTATGCGCCTCGCGCAAATAGGGCGTAAACAATCTGCCGAAACTATAGCAATACGTTCGGCTAAATTAAAAGGTCATGTTGTTACCGAAGAAACACGGGTTAAAATTAGTAGATCACATTTTGGTATTACGCCAAACTCTGAAACTCGTGCTAAAATGTCAGCGGCTAAGAGAGGGCGGAAACAATCGCCTGAAATAGTGGCTAAACGAGTGGCATCTATTAAAGCGACCCGATTACTACGCCAGGAAAACCGAGCATGACCGTTTATAGTTGTTATGACCAAATATGCGGGGCGTTAAGATTGCTTGGCGTTTTAGCTGAAGGTGAAACGCCATCCGCAGAAACTGCAAACGATTCTCTTATGGCCCTTCGGCAAATGATTGATAGTTGGGACACTGAACGCTTGTCAGTGTTCTCGACTAAAGACGATGTTTATCTATGGCCTGCGGGTGAAATATCCCGCACTTATGGCCCGACCGGCGACGTGGTTGGCGAGCGCCCTGTCCTATTAGATGACTCAACCTACTTCCGTGATCCACAGACCAACGTGTCTTATGGAATTAAGTTTATCAATCAACAACAATATGATGGCATTGCCGTTAAGACGGTAACGTCAACTTATCCACAGGTTATGTGGATAAATATGTCTTACCCAAATATCGAAATGGTCATCTATCCAGTGCCTTTAAGACTGTTAGAATGGCATTTCATTTCGGTAGATCGGTTAAGTCAACCTGCAACATTAGCAACGGCGATCCTTTTCCCGCCAGGATACCTGCGCGCTTTCCGTTACAATCTGGCCTGCGAGTTGGCCCCTGAGTTTGGTATCGAGCCATCGCCGACGGTTAGTCGCATCGCTATGTATAGCAAGCGCGATCTGAAGCGCATTAATAATCCTGACGACATCATGGCTCTGCCTTACAGCATCGTCGGCACACGTCAGCGCTATAACATCTACGCGGGCAACTACTGATGAAGACGCCGATCTTAGGCAGCTCGTATGTAACCAGAAGCCCGAACGCGGCAGACAGCCGCATGGTCAATCTCTTCCCAGAGGTTGTTCCTGAAGGCGGCAAAGAGGCCGCTTGGCTTCAACGAGCGCCTGGATTGCGGTTTCTTCAGACGTTAGGCCAAGGGCCGGTTCGCGGGCTATGGACATTCAACGGTAAGGCTTTTGCCGTCTCTGGCACGACGCTTTACGAAATAGACACTGATTGGAACATAACCAATCGCGGCGCGATAGGCGGCGGCGGTCAAGTTACAATGACCGACAACGGCACGAATATGTTTATCGCTGCGGGCGCTTATGGCTATATTTATAATAGTGTCACGCATGTTTTAACGACGCTGACAACTAACTTTTATGGCGCTATTGGTTGCGGTTTTCTGGATGGATGGTTTGTTTTTAATCAGCCAGACAGTCAGATCTTTTGGGTTATGGATGCGACCGGCACAACAATTGATCCGTTGTATTTTGCCAGTGCGGAAGGCTCTCCAGACAATCTTGTCACGTTGATCGTTGACCACCGCGAAATCTGGTTATTTGGACAGACATCAATTGAAGTTTGGTATGACGCTGGTTTGCCTGACTTTCCTATGGCGCGCATCCAAGGCGCGTTTAACGAAATCGGTTGTCTTGCTGCTTATTCAGTAGCCAAACTCGACAATGGTTTGTTCTGGCTCGGCGCTGACGCGCGCGGTAATGGCATTGTCTATCGCTCTAATGGCTATTCCGGCGAGCGCGTCTCAACTCATGCGGTTGAATGGCAAATTCAACAATACGCCAGTTTATCCGACGCTGTTGGTTATAGTTATCAGCAAGACGGCCACAGCTTTTATGTTTTAAACTTTCCTACCGCCAACACAACATGGGTCTATGATGTAGCGACTGGCGCATGGCATGAACGCGCCGGATGGGAAAACAACGCATTTACCCGCACACGCGGCAGTTGCCAGATGAATTTTAACAATGAAATCGTCATCGGCGACTACCGCACAGGCGAAATCTTTGCTTATGACTTAAATGTCTATTCTGAATCGGGCGCTATTCAAAAATGGTTGCGGTCATGGCGCGCTCTGCCAACTGGTCAGAATGACTTGAACCGCACAGCGCAACATAGTCTTCAGCTTGATTGTCAGGCCGGTGTTGGTTTGTCTGGCTATAGCCAAGAGGAAGTCAATGATATTATTTATATTTATGACCGCGCACATGATTATATTCTTGACCGCGCTGGGTCTGCTTTAAAGATCAGAGACTACGCTCAATATACGATCACTGTCGGCGCTAATCCGCAAGTAATGTTGCGTTGGTCGGACGATGGCGGTCATACTTGGTCGAATGAACATTGGAAATCTATGGGGCCAATAGGTCAAACAGGCTACCGCACGATCTGGCGTCGGCTCGGCATGACGCTGAAGCTGCGCGATAGGGTATATGAGATCTCCGGCACGGATCCTGTGCAGATAGCGATCATGGGCGCTGAGTTGCACGCGAGTCCGACCAATGCCTAATCTGGTCGATAATAACACACAAGTCCCAGCCGCCCGCGTCAAGATGAATGACGACGCTGCGGGGTTTGTCAATAGACCTTGGTATCGTTGGTTTTTTAATACCTATATTGCCCTCGAAGCGGGACGGCGATACGGATCTTTTTCTAGCACTGCAACGCAAACGGCGGCGGCGATTAATACCGGCTACGGTATGACATTTAACACTACAGTATCTAATTATGGCGTCTATGTCGGCACAACAACGTCACAGATTTTTGTAGATAATACAGCTACCTATAACATTCAGTTCACAGCGCAACTTAGCAATACCGCCGTCACGGCGCAGAACATCTATACCTGGCTCCGCGTTAATGGCACTACTTCTACTTCAGCCGCTAAAATCCTAGTCGCGGCAAGTTCTACCGCTGCCGCTGTCGCTGCGCGGAATTTCGTGATAAACCTCACCGCAGGCGATTACTTTGAGATTATGTGGTCAACAGACAACACAGGTGTTAGATTGTCCGCAGTTGCCTCATCCAGTCCTGTCCCCGCCATCCCCTCGGTCAATTTGACCGTAACAAGTTCTGTAGGTGTCTAAATGGCCGTCGTAACGCCAACCGCAAAAGCTCAGTTTATTGACGCCGCAGGCATACCGCTTGCTGGCGGCTTTCTTTATACTTACGAAGCTGGCACGACCACGCCGCAAGCGACCTATACGGACTCGACCGCAGCAACGGCTAACAGTAACCCGATTGTTCTCGACTCGCGCGGCGAAGCTAATATCTGGCTGTCATCGGCCAACTATAAGTTTAAACTAACCGATGCTAACGGCACTGAGATCTGGACAGTCGATAATATCGCCGCGCCTTCAACGGCTCTGTCGCCGGTCTTTTCCAGTAACGTCACGATTTCGGCCAACACTTCCGGCCCTGCGCTTCTCGTTACTCAGACAGGTGCAGGCGCAGCCATCCGCGTTCAAGACTCCGCCGACCCTGACGCTACGCCGTTCGTCGTTGACACGTCAGGTCAGGTAGGTATTGGCACCGCAACGCCCGGTAATGCGCTCGACATCGCGGGCGGCACGTTTCAGATCTCATCGGCTGGCGGCACAGCTCGTTCGACCATATCAGCGGATACGTCAAACTCTTATTTTGCGGCGTCTGATGATCGCAATTTTGTCGTTCAAACCAACACTACGACTCGCTTAACGGTTAACAGCTCAACGGCCACGTCAACCGTTCCTGTCGTGCTTCCCGCTAACCCCACAACGTCGCTTCAGGCCGCAACTAAGGCTTATGTCGATCTTGGATCGCCTGCCGGTATCGTCGCTCCTTTTGCCGGAACTTCAGCGCCTTCGGGCTGGCTGGCTTGCGATGGTTCATCGGTTTTACGTACAGATTACCCGAATCTTTTTACCGCAATTGGCACAACGTGGGGTTCTGTAGATAGCACTCATTTTACATTACCAGATCTTCGTGGCACATTTTTACGCGGCACTGGCACTAATGGCACTTATGGCACCGCTGTCGGTCAAGCTGTCGGCACCTACGCGGCGGACACATATCTGAACCATAGCCACGCGGTTACAGATCCAGGCCATTTACATACATATTCAGTGGTAAGTGGATCCGCGCAAGCGGTAGGCGGCTCTGGGTCTAATTACTTTACTGGCACAGCTACCACTAATACGGGCGCAGCTTCAACTGGCCTGACCGTCAATACATCCACAACCGGCGGCACTGAGACGAAGCCAAAGAACTATGGCGTGCTATACATCATCAAGACCTAGTATTATAATGCCCTAGGAGGCATCTCACATGGTATGGTTCGATCAAGCGGCAGCGTCGCAAAACCAAGGCATACAAGGCGCTATGCTGCAACAGGCCATTCAGGCCGGTCAAGCTCAAAATGCCATAAATGAAGGCATTTCAAATAGCACTGGCGCATTAAGCGACTATTACGGCAAGGGCGCAGCCGCGCTTCAGCAAGGCCAGACTGGCGCGCTTGGCGGGCTAGAGAACTATTACGGCCAAGGCGTAGGTTTTCAACAGCCCTATATGGGGGCCGGCGCTGGAGCTACCAATCAGCTCGCGCAACTTTTTGGTCAAGGCGGCGCATATACGCAACAGCCTACGCTTGAACAGCTCCAGATGGATCCAAGTTATGCGTGGCGCACGCAGCAAGGTCAGCAAGCACTTCTTAACGCAACGCGGGCGGGCATAGGCGGCGCTAATGCCGGATCTGGCGCAGCGGGTAAAGCCTTTATTAATTACGGTCAAAATGCCGCCAGCCAAGAATACGGCAATGCGTATAATCGTTTCATGGCTAATCGCGCGCAAGCCGTTCAAGGTCTTCAAAACTTAGCGGGCACTGGCGCAGGGGCAGCTCAAGTAGCTTCGGGGCTTGCTGGCACGACTGGCGCTAACACGGCAAATGTCTATACCGGCACCGCTGCTAATACGGCTAATCTTGCAGGCACAACGGGCGCTAATATGGCTAACACCTATATGACTGGCGCTAATCAGTTAGCCAATAACTACAACTCGCTTGGTCAAAACATCGGCCAAGGTCTTGTCAATCAAGGTGCGGCTAATGCGTCGTCTTACACTAGTTCTGCAAATTTATTAGCGTCACTTTTAGGCCAAGGCGCACAAGCCGCCGCTTATATGTATGGACGCAAACCCGTGTCAGGAGCGGTAGGTTAATGCCGATTCAATACCCAGATATGCCGCAATTTCAGCCGCCAAACTTTAATTTTCTTGGCGCGTTAGCGCAGGGCGAAGCAACGGCGTCTAATGATTTGCGTAACCAAGTTATGCAGAATCAATTAGCGGAGTTTGAACGCAAGCGCGGTATTGAACAACAGCTAATGAATGTTACGGGTGCGCCAGGATTCAATTTGTCGTCGCCCGAAGCTGTCCGTCAATTACAAGGGCTTGACCTTGATACGGCGATGAAAGTTAAAGCCGCGCAAGAAATGGCCGCATACCATGCTGCGGCTACGGCTAATCAGACCAGCGATGCGGCTATTCGCGCTGCGCGGTATAAAGCCGAAGTGCCGGGGATTGAAGCAGAAACGGCGCATAAGATTACAACCGCTAATACTGGGTATTTAGATCTTCACAATAAAAAAATTACCGCCGCGCAAGATATTTTGGCTCGAACTGATCCTGAGACATGGGCGGAAGATCATGCCGCTATTATGAAACTTGATCCGCAATTTGCGTCGCATCTTCCATCGCCCGACAAATTTGATCAAAAGAAGATAAATAAATCGCTCATGTCAATAGACATGACGCGCAACATCATTGGTGAAGAACTTAAAGCGCGCATACCTAAAGTTGTTGCACCTACTGAAAATATGCCCGGTATGATTGTCGGGCCGGAAGGCGTATCAAAATTACCGCAAGTTGCGCCAGGTTCTACAGCTTGGGGGCCAGAAGTCGCAGCGCCTGTTGTGCGGCCTCAAAACGTTATGGTTTCTAATGCGCCTGTTAACAACAACATGGGCCGTCTATTGTCGCCAGAAGCTATGAGTCTACCGCCTGAAGCCAAGGCTATCCAAGACACAATGGCTACTGAACAAGCCATTCAGCAAGCCGCGCCGATTGGCCGCGAAAAAGAAGCGCTTGGAAAATATCGTTTTAGCAACACGTTAAAAGATATGGGTAACACTTTTATTGATTTGGCTAAAGCTAAAGGCATTGTTGTCCCTGGTGAGACTCCAGGCGAAACTTTTGAAACTTTAGCCAACAGATCAAAAGCGGGGCAAATATTAGGTAAACTAGACGCCAGTGAACGCTTGGCATTAGTAGATCAATTAAAATCTCTCGTTACAACTGCGGTGCCTCAATTCGCGTCGGCGGCAGGACTTCAAAGCAAAAATTTTGATTCGGAAAAAGAAGGCCAGCGTCTTATGAGCGCGTTAGCCGACCCAGACAATATAGCCAACATCAGTAGCGCGTTTGGTATTCTTAACAATCTGAACAAACAATTTGGTTCTGGCGCTCAATTATTCGAGCCAAAGAAAGAAATTGGCGGAATTATAGGCGCGCGGCGCGGCGCAGAGCAAAAACCAAGCGGTGAAATTGATTTTGGAGCGCTGAAATAATGGACGTTCGGCTTCCTGACGGCACCCTTATTAAGAATGTTCCTGAAGGAACGACAAAAGCCCAGCTTACAGAAAAGCTGAGAGCTAATGGCTATGACGTTAGCGCGCTTGAAGAAAAACCGTCTGGATTTGCTGATACAACGCCAGGTAAGGTTCTCGGCTATGTAAACGAAGCTGCGGGTAATGCGCCAGCGGACATAATGAATATAGCGCAAGGTGCGTATAATGTAGCGACAGATCCTTTGCAGGCTTTACAAGGCGTTGCTGAAGCCGCTGGCAGTCCATTACAAACCGGCGCTCAGTTGTTAGGCGGCGCGTATCAGGTTCTTAGACATCCGCTTGAGTCATTTAAAAATGCGCCCGCATCTACATTAATGGGCGTTACAGCGGCGCGGGGGCTTGTGTCGCCGTTAATGGCTGGCGCAAGCAACGTGAGCGCAGCGGCGACGCCGATTGTCCGTAATATGCTCAACCCAAAAGCACAAATGTATGGTGAAGCCTTCGGCGCGCAAATGCCAGAAGCTATTAATGCTCTTGCAACCGCGCGCCCAGGACTGACGTCAGCGCAGGCGTTAGCGGATATTAATGCGCCCGCCATACAGGCTATTGGTGAGAAAGCTATTCAGCGTGTGCCTCAAGAGGCATTGGCATCGCAACAAACGCAAGAGGCTGCAAGAGCGCAACGCATCGGTCAGATTGCCGGGACGCCAGCGGATCTTGCGGCGGCTGAACAAGCGCGAACAGCGGCGGCAAAAGTTAACTATGCTAAAGCATTTCAAGAGGCCGCGCCGGACATTCCAAAAGATCTGCTTGACCGTCCGTCTATGAAAAAAGCATTTGAGGTGGCTGAAGATCTTGCTGCCGAACGCGGCGGCAAAAGCACGCCCATGCAGCGTTTGCATGATACTAAATTGGCGCTCGATAAAATTGTGTCCGCTCCAGAAGATTATGGAATTGCTGGCGCTCAGAAAGCCGCCATCCAAGATACCCGCAAAGCATTTATATCCGAGCTAGAAAAAAATCCGGCATATTCTAAAGCGCGGGCAGAATATGCGGCTCAGAGTATGCCAATTAATAAAATGCAAGTCGCTCAAGAATTGCAGAAAGCAATGACGGCTCCGTTGACAGGCGAAACAACGCGCGGTGCTATGTTTGCAAAAGCGGCTGAAGAAGCACCTAAAACTATCAAGCGCGCGACCGGGCAAGAGTTTTTTACAAAACTTGAGGATGTATTATCACCTAATGAGCTAAATGTTGTGAATGACATCCGCGATGAGTTCCGACGCACACAACTTGCCAAAGATCAGGCTAAACTAGCTAAATCATCCGGAGAGGATTTAGCGACGGCTCAAATAGGACCGATCTCACATTTGAATCTTCTTAACCGCGTGTGGACAATCGCTAATACTATTATCAAACGATCATTAGGAAAGATTGATGAAAAGTTAGCTACACAAATCGGCATGGAAATGTTAGACCCGGCGCAAATGCAAAAAGCACTTAAAGCGGCGCAAGAATATAATAATAAAACACAAGCTATGCAGCAACACATGCGTCGTAAACCTGTAGCGCCTCCAATTATATCAGGCGCGGTATCTTTTGGTAATGCGTTGTCACCTCAACAGAATCAAAATGCAATGGCGAGATGAAAATGAGCGAATATCAGTTTTTCTTCAATGTCGCCACGGCAATAGCAGGCGTCACTTTTGGATGGGTGCTTAACACCATCTGGGGGTCACTTAAAGATTTACAAATTGCTGACAAGGCGCTGGTCGATAAAGTCGCCAGCATCGAGGTGCTTGTTGCCGGGCGCTATGTGACGCGCGATGAATTTAACGTAGCGTTAACTTCAATATCGGCAAAACTTGACCGCATCCAAGATCTTCTCTCACAGAAGGCAGACCGATGACTTGGCCGCTTCAATCGCAGTGCGACGCTTACTATGGCAACCCACGCGGGCGTAATGGCCGGGCATCCGCTCAATGGGAAAAAGCTAATCTTGTTCGCGTAGCGCCGCCGTTCAAAATGCAGTTTGCTGGCAAACCGATTACATCCGTGTCTATCCATAAGAAATGCGCGGACAGTTTAGCAAGAATTTTTAACAATATTTGGCTCGCATCGGGTAAAAACCAAAAAATAATTGACGATTGGGGCGTCTCTGTCTTTTCAGGGTCATATAACTATCGTGTAATGCGCGGCGGTAACGTATTGTCAATGCACGCATATGGGTGTGCTATTGACCTTGACGCCCCCCGGAACGGGTTTCATGACCCGACTCCGCACTTCGCGCAAGTGCCTCAAGTCCTAAAAGCCTTCGAGGACGAAGGTTGGACTTGGGGTGGTTCTTGGTCAGGTCGAAGCAAAGACGGGATGCACTTCCAAGCCGCCCGCGTATAGGAGATAGGTAAATGCTTAAAAATTGGATGACGACAGTGCCCGGCGTGTTGACGCTTCTTACTGTCTTGTTTCAAGCATGGCAAACAAAGACGCTTGATTGGGGTTCATTGCAGGCGTCGCTTGTTGGCCTTGGTCTTATTGCCGCTAAAGATTTTAACGTGACCGGCGGTTCTAAGTGATCTCTACAATATTAACAATTATCAGCGGGCTATTTACGTTTGCCGGTAAATTATTTGAGTATCTCTACGCACGTCAAATGGTTGACGCCGGTAAGACGGCGCAACAACTTGAAGATTTTAAGGGGCAAGTAGATGCCGCCAAGAAAGCCGTGGAAGCGCGCGAACGTGTTCGTTGGCTTGCTCTTAACGACCCTAGTGGCCTCATGTCAGACGACGCGTTCGTCAGACCCGATGACAAATAGTCTAGCGTTTTGTGATGCAGCACGGCCCATATATTGGAGCCGTAAAGATACGTTGAAAACTATTGAACAAGTGAAAGAGCATAACGCAGTGGGTCGCCTTTGCGGTTGGGGAAAAAAATGATTACCGCCCGTGATGTTGAGCGTGTTCTTAAAAAACACAGGCTACCATCAGGAAGGTATAAAATCAGTAAAGCGGCAGAAGAATTAGGTATAGATCGTCATCGTTTGCGTTACCTTATGTTAAAACATGAGGGCAAATTTGAGCAGCCTATTCTTCCTCATCGCACGCGTCAGATTGATGAGTTGATTCGTGATCGTTTATCTGAAAGCGAGCGAATTATTAATGCCGATGAAGCAAGAGATTTAATTAATGTAAAAATAAATATCGACGGGCCAATAGCTCTGCTATGTATGGGTGACCCACACATAGACGATCCGGGGTGTGCTTTTGCGCTACTTAAGTCTCATCTTGAGCTGGCTGGTCGCCATCCTTATATCCTCCCTTGTAATATTGGCGACCTGGCAAACAACTGGGTTGGTCGTCTCGCTCGGCTGTATGCAGACCAATCCGTCACCGCTAGGGAATCTTGGACGCTCGTTGAATGGATGGTCAAGTCGGTCCAATGGCTATTTATTCTGGCCGGAAATCATGACTTATGGACGGGGTCAGGAGATCCTGTTTCGTGGTTCGCCAAGCAAGCAGGCTCCATGTATGAAGAACATGGCGTAAGACTGTCGCTTCAACATCCTAATAATACAATAACGCGTGTCCATGCGCGCCATGATTTTGCCGGGCACAGTATCTGGAACTCGATGCACGGGCCAAAACGCGAAGCAATAGCGGGCTTCCGTGACCATCTTCTTATTGCGGGGCATAAGCACATCGGCGGCGACGAAGGTATGATAACGCCCGATGGCACAGCCGCTCAACTTGTCCGGGTGTCAGGGTATAAAAAGGCCGATACCTACGCTAAATCATTAGGTCTAAAAAAGATGCCAATGCACCCGGCAGCTTTAATTATCATAGATCCAAGAGAACCAGACACGTCGCGTGGGCGGGTGTTCTGCGCGCCGACGATAGAAAAAGGCGTCATCATACTAGACGCGCTTCGTAGAGATTATGATTCCTCTAAGAAAAGGAAGAAATAATGAGCGCCGAAGATGATGAAGATTTGTATGATGGCCCGGACATTATTGAAGAAGCCGACATAGATCCTGTAGCTGCGCGCTGTAACTCGTTTACAAAGCTCCTTGCGTTAGCCGACCATATTACGGACGAGAGCTTACGCAAGGAAGCATTGATGATGCTAGCCGCTGTTCGACGTAGCTTTAAGACTCAACCGACCGGAGAGTTGTCACAGTTTCCGTCAAAAGATCGGTCTTAGGTTTTGACATTACCGCAGCCTTAAAGTCTTTACGGCGCTTATAATCTATATCAGCGTTAGCCGTAGACTTTTGTTGCTCGTAATCTTTAGCAAACAACGCGGCAAACGCCTCATAGTTCATGGCGTCAAGGCGGCTGTCCATATGCGACGGGTTAGCAAAGTTACGCGCGTTTTTGACGCTCACCATGATTACCGCAACTTCATAAGGATGAATATCGCGGCCAAGACGCAACGATGCAATATCAGCGATAAGCTGAAAGTTATTCTCGATTCCCCCGTAGTCAGCGCCGCGTTCGCCTATCAGCTCGCTCGCTTGTTTCAATAGATCGTTCGGATTCATTTTCTATTTCCTTTAACAATTCGTCCCGCTCACGCAACATTCGCAACGTCGTATAACGCTGATGCAAACGTATAATGATTGTAGAACGCCGAGCATTTAAACGCTCGTCTTCCAAGAGGTCCAGCACCTCTTGTTCCGTGTAGCCCGCTAGGGCTTCATTCAGTGTTCGCCAACTATGACAGCTCATCTAAAGCTAACTCCGATAGAGATTTCTTATCGTATAACGCATCAAAGATTCTTTGGTCAATAGTTTTATTACAGATGATGACATAACACCACACGTCGCGCGTTTGCCCGCTGCGATGCAACCGCCCTATTGTCTGCTCATAAAGCTCAAGCGACCAAGGCAAAGACAGAAATATTATTTTATTGCCGCCAAACTGTAGGTTAAGACCATGCCCGGCGCTCTTAGGATGTATCGCTAATAGTTCTATCTCGCCTTTATTCCATCGTTCAACCGCGTTCGGCGTATCTATTGTTTGAACATGCGCATATCGTCGTTGAAGTTCAGCCAACTCTTCTTTATAATTGTAAACAATAATTGTATTGTCGCGTTGATTTTCAGATAAAATTTCATGCAACACATCAAACTTGTGATCTGAAATCCATTCAGGGCCATTGGGGCCATAAACAAATCCGCCAGCAAGTTGTTGTAGTTTGTTTGTAACTGCAGCCGCTGTTGCAGCGGTAATTGTTTGACCTACATCAATCACGAAATCTTTTTTCATAGTATCGTATGATTTTCTATCCGGCATATCAACGCACATTTTGATTGTGTGCAATTCCGGTAGTTTGTTTTTATATTCGCCAGGCTCTAATACATACGTCCACGGTTTAATTTGCTTCATAATATATTCAAGCGCGCGCGGTAAGGGTTCCCACTGACCATACTCACGGTTAATGCAGCAAAAATATTGTTGTAAAAATGCGCCTTTAGACCGGCCTAAGATTGTTTTATCAATAACTTTACATTGCCCAAACACATCTTCAATTCCATTAGACGTAAATGATCCGGTCAAGCCCCATCTAATGTCAAACTTGTCAAGCATTTTCTCTAATATTTTAAAACGTTTGCCGCTTGGATTTTTAAGCCGCGTTAGTTCATCAAATACAACCCCGTCAAAATTACCAACTATTGATGGAATGTTATCATAATTTGTTACTACAATATCAGCATCCGAATCAAACGCCGCTTTGCGTTGTGATGGCGTGCCGACAGCAATAGCTATTTCAAACTCAGGACACCATTTAGCGCCTTCCTGTTTCCATACGTCCGTGCAAACGCGCTTGGGCGCTAATACGAGCCAGCGGTCTACAAACCCGCTACGCAGCATTTCAGTCATGGCCGTCAATGTTATTGCTGTTTTACCCGCGCCAACTGGCGCTAGGATCATGGCTCGGTCATGGGCGTAAAGGAAATCTGCGGCTTCATGCTGATACGGTCGCAACTCCATTTATTTATTTGCTCCCTATTCCATAAACAGGCGTAGTTTTGATTGAGACGTTGCATGTCATCAGCAAAGATCTTTTGCAGCGCTGATAGTTTGCCGCCTTCTCTCTTTAGTTCTACAAACCATGTCTCGCCATTTGGCAAACAGACCACGCGGTCGCTCACGCCGCGATTGCTCATGCTATTAAATTTATAGGCTATGCCGCCAAGTGATTGAACTGACTTGACAAAGTAGCGTTCAATATCTTTTTCAAGATCTGCCATAAAAAACTTATTGACACATCTGTAAAGAATTGTCTAGTATGAGAATATAGAGAGGTAAAGTCAAATGTCACATTCAGATATTGTTGGCGGATCTACAGCCAAACGTGTTATAAATTGTCCCGGCAGCGTTAAACTGTGCCAACAAGTTCCTCCAAAGCCGACGTCTAAGTATGCGGAAGAAGGCACGTTACTACATGACGCCATCCACCAGATACTCACTAATCGTGCATCTGAGGATGATTTTGGTTTGGGCAACGATCTTATTGATCGTAAGTTGCGCCCCGCTCTTGAAGCATTAGCAGAAATTGATCCTGACAATCAGCTTGAGTTTGTAACCGAACTCCGCGTCCATTTCGGAGGATTTTTAGCGAATGTATTTGGCTCCTGTGACCTCATTGGTCGTATTCGGAATCGTGCAATTATTCTTGATTGGAAGTTCGGTGATGGGGTGGCGGTGGATGCTGTCGAAAACCATCAACTTATGTTTTATGCCGCTGCGGCTATGCGGACTGAAGAAGCCCGTTGGGCGTTCGAGGGCACGACTGAGATCGAGTGCATCATTGTCCAACCGCCGCATGTCAAGCGTTGGGTTACAACGCCCGGTCGCATTAAGAACTTTGAGCGTGAGCTACAGTCAGCCGTCCAAGCAGCGCTCGCGCCAAACGCACCGTTAGCCGCTGGCGATCATTGTCGCTGGTGTGCTGCTAAGGCAATCTGTCCTGTATTGACAGGCGAGGCTGATAGGGCGTTGAGAACTAAGCTCAACACTATAACACCGGAGGGCTATGGCAATGCACTTGTTATTGCAGATCGTCTTGAAGAATGGATTAAAGCTGTTCGAGAGCAAGCACAACAAGCACTTGAAAACGGTATTGCCGTGCCAGGATTCAAACTTGTCCCAAAACGCGCTACCCGACAGTGGGTTAATGAAGAAGGGGCGCGTGAGTCTCTTGAGCAAATGGGCTTGGATATATCGGAATTAATGGAGACTAAACTACGGTCGCCAGCGCAGCTAGAGAAGGTGCTCAAAAAGCACAAGCTAGAGCTGCCTAGAGATCACGTTGTCGCCATTTCATCGGGTAACACAATAGCGCCGGAGTCAGATCCGCGCCCTGCCGTCGTTACAATAGGTTCTGACATTCGTCGGGCCTTCTCTAAACTTGAGGTAAAGTAATGTCTAATCTTGTAAAATTTGGTGGCGCTAATCTTCCATCAGCGCAGTCACTATCGGCAGCGCTACGTTCGATTGAGTCGGACATTGGGCCAGTCGGCAGCGTTATTCTTAAAATGGATAAAACTGGTCACTGGGTCTATGGCGCGGATCAGACTGAAGTTGAGAAAGATACGCTTTGGGCGATCAATCCTTATTCATTTGTGCATGGCTACATCGCTTGGGGAACAGGCGAAGTATTAGCCGAAAAGATGGTGCCGATCTCTGACCCATTACCTGAGTTAGATTTGCCACCGCCAGGCGCACAGGCTGGTTGGCAACCACAGGTCGGCATGGCGCTTAAATGTTTGTCTGGTGAAGACAAAGGCATGGAAGCGCGTTTTGCGACAACATCAGTCGGCGGCAAGCGTTCTATGCACGCGCTGGCGTTGAAGATAGCAGAGCAAGTAGATCAAGATCAGTCTAAGCCCGTGGCTGTCGTTAAGCTCGGCAGCGATCATTATTCTCATAAATCATATGGCCGCGTATATACGCCGCTGTTTGATATTGTTGAGTTTATTGGCATGGATGGTGATGAAGAAGTGACAGAAAAGGTAGCGAGTCCTGACACCGGACGGCGTCGTCGTAGCTAATAGAGTGGGGGCGCAAGCCCCCATTTTTCTCTGGGGGTTACGATGACTGAATTACAACATATTCTTGTAGAGCTTAAAAAACTTCGTAAGCAGATTAAAAAACTCAAGCATACCATTAGGGGGTTAAAGAAATGAGTAAGATATTTGTGCCTGCTTATTGGCCTTTATTTAAAACACATGAGCTTCGTCGGTTTGATTATACTTGCATATCAGCGCCATCATTTACATCGGTATTTTCATACGATCAAGGCTCTGATTCGATGTTGTATAATAACTACGACTCGAACAATAATTGGCTAAATCGTTGGTATTATCAATATCGTACTGGCTTTGGCATTGCTGAATGGCGCGATGATTATCCGAACAATAAGAAGGTTGTTTTGAATCCGCCGATTGGTTGGGGCGAATTTCAAGAAGTTAAAAGCGTATATAAAAATAGGCCGAAGTTCGATTTCTTTAGTTGTTGGCCCCCAGCGACCAGTAACGGCGAACAAGTTGTTTTATTTGATGAACACATATCACAGATGGAAGTGCTTGGCGTTTATTACCAAGACGTTATCAAGTTCAGCTATTTGCAAGGTTGGGATGGCAAGCCGGCGACCGGCGCGCGCTACTGGATGGCGCTCGGTGTCGGGCCGATCAAGACGCAATTCTTAACGCAAGACGCAACAGATCCAACAAAGATAACGGAGTCAGTGGTATGGGACGCGAAGATAACGAAGGTGAATTAGAACGTCTCTGCGCAGAGAACGAGCGGCTGCGGAATGTCTTGAAACCGTTTCTGACAAGAGCGCCAGATACCGCAAATCCTGACGATTACGATTGGCTTATGGTGAATGCGGAAGACATACGCGCCGCTCGTAAAGCACTAGGAGAGACGGGTGGATGAAGAGACACGACTAAAGCAACTGATGGGCGATCTACTATTTACCATCAAAGAATACTCAGACAAACATGAGAGGCCAGATGAAATACTATTCGTTCTTGATCGTATCGTTGACGCTTATCGCACAGCCTTTGAAAGCACAGGAGGTGGAGACGAACCGCTTCACTGAAATGAACTACGGCGAACAGACTTTTATCTACGACCGCAACGGGCGCATGGTCGCTGCGGGCGTAGGCGATGAGTATGGCATGTATTACAGCAACCGTTACGGCCAGACAGTTGGAACAAGATATGACGCTCCCGCCGATTGAGAAAAAGAATCATGTGATTATATGGACGCCAGAATTAGACGCATATGTTGATTTTTGGCGTGATCGTCGCAAGTCATTTACTTGGATTGCAGATAACATAGGCGTGACGCGTTGTTCCGTCATTGGCCGCGCTCATAGAAGAAAGAAAAAATGACTATCTGGCTTGACTTTGAGACGCGCAGCGCGTGCGATCTCAAGACAGCGGGCGTGTATAATTACGCGCGGCATAACACAACAGAAGTGTTGTGCATGTCATATGCCATAGACGACGGGCCTGTGCAGACGTGGCGTCCGGGCGAACCGTTGCCACATTCAATTTGTCAGGCATTGAAGTGGAACGGTCAGATCCGGGCGCACAACGCTGCATTTGAGCGGCTTATATTCTGGCATGTGCTTCAGATGCCGATACCATTAGAACAGTTTTACTGCACCGCTGCACAAGCGCGTGCAAACTGTGCGCCTGGTGCGCTTGAAGATGTTGGCCGTTTTGCCAACACTGGCATGAAGAAAGATCATCGCGGTAATTATTTGGTGCGTCAATGTTGTATGCCGCCGTTTAAAGATGAGCTGATACCAGAGTTGATTGAATATTGTGAACAAGACGTTCGTGTTATGCGCGCGGCGTCTAAAGCAATGCGAGAACTTACCGACGAAGAACTTTTGGATTATCATGTCAACGAGCGTATCAATGATCGTGGCGTGATGGTTGACTCTTTTCTCTGTCAAGCCGCTGTCAGATACGCTGCCGATGAATCATTAGAGATCGAGCGTATTGTCAGGGAGGTGACGAAAGGTGAGATCACGTCGGTCAGATCACCTAAGATGCGTCAATGGGTCCAAGACCGACTCGGCCCTGAAGCGCTCAAGCTCATGGAGCGCGATGATAAATATTCGATTGACAAGACCGTCCGTGCAAATCTTCTGGCGATGGATGATCCTGAACAAGTGCCGCCGGACGTGGCCGAAGTTATACAATGCGCTGACGATCTATGGGCTTCTTCTGTAGCCAAGTTTACGCGCCTCTCTGACCTTGCTTGTGAAGACCACCGCGTTAGAGGCGCGTTTGTGTTTGCTGGCGGTAGCGCTACAGGCCGCGCGTCATCATATGGCGCACAGGTGCATAACTTTACCCGCAAATGTGCTGACGACCCCGAAGCCGTTCGGACGGCTATGGTGCGCGGGCACAAGATCGTTCCGACATATGGCAAACGTATCACTGACGTTCTCAAGAGCATGTTGCGCCCGTCTATTATACCAGAGCGCGGATCTTCATTTGTCGTCGCGGATTGGTCAGCCATCGAGGGTCGTGTCAACCCTTGGCTTACAGATTCAGCGCAGGGCGAACGTAAGTTAAAGATCTTCGAATCAGGGTTAGACGTCTATAAAACAAACGCTTCCGCAACCTTTCATATATCATATGATGATATTTCTAAAGATCAGCGACAGATCGGTAAAGTGCAGGAGCTAGCCTGCGGCTTTGGTGGCGGCGTTGGCGCTTTCGCTGCTATGGGACGGGCTTATGGTTTACATTTGCCAGAGGCTGAAGCGCGGCGGATGGTGAACGCGTGGCGTGTGGCTAATCCGTGGGCTGTCCCATTTTGGGAAGGTCTTGAAGTGGCTTACACGCGCGCGCTACGGAACAAGAACAGAATATTTACTGCCGGGCGCATATCCTATCTATTCGACGGCGTGCATCTTTGGTATTCTCTCCCGTCTGGGCGCGTTCTTTGTTACCCTTATGCCCGTTTTGAAGACGACAATATCACATACGCCAAAGCGAGTTGGAAGCCTGCGGCTGACGCCAAGGAATGGCCTCGCGCCCGGCTCTGGCGAGGACTAGCCTGTGAAAATGTCACGCAGGCTACTGCTCACGATCTTTTGCGTGCGTCTCTCAGGCGTCTTGATGATGAGAATTTTAATGTTGTTTTGCATGTTCACGACGAGATCGTTGTTGAGACAAATCAGCCGGAGGAAACTAAGAAAAGATTAGAAGAAATAATGACAACGCCGCCTGCATGGGCGAAGGGTTTACCATTAGAAGTTGAAGTGGGGGTTATGGGGAGATATGGAAAATAAATTATTACCTTATTTATGCAAGCTCGCGCCTGAAGGCGAGACTCTCTTAATCGTAAAACAAAAGTCAAGCGGCGGGTTTCATCTTGATGGCTCGCCTAAATATACTTGGCCTGCTTACTTGCCAACGCATAAGCGTAAGGATGATGAAGCATGGTATGTAAATACAGGTCTGTTTATTAAAGATCGGTTCAAGGATGGTCGGCCATCGGCGTCGTCGTCTAATTGCGAGTTCGTCGCGTTTATGATGTTGGACGATATTGGCACGAAGTCCAAAGAGCCGCCGTTAGAGCCAACATGGATCATCGAGACAAGCCTTGGATCGTTTCAGTGGGGCTATGCGTTTAAGGAACAACCAACCAAGGGAGAATATTGTGCAGCTATTACGGCCATTGCTAAAAGCGGTTATACTGATCCTGGTGCTACCAATGCTGTTCGTAATTGCCGTCTGCCAGGTAGCGTTAACCTCAAGCCGGGACGCGATAATTTCCAAGCGCGCCTCGTTAAATTCCAAGAAGGGTTAGAATATACGCTGCCTGAGATTTGTCAGGCATTAGGAGTAACCCCCGATGAAGCAGATACCAGCGCGGTTCTCTCGATCACATTGCGCGACACCGGGTCGGACACCGTGTTGCAATGGCTCAACGAACAGAACCTTGTTCTATCGCAAGTCAATCAAGAAGGCTGGCTCGGCGTTATCTGCCCGAACAATGCAGAACATACGGATGGTCAAGTTGAGGCACGCTATAATCCCCTTAATCGCGCATTTTGTTGTTACCATGGTCATTGCGAGCATCTGACCAGCGCTGCGTTCCTCCAGTGGGTTTGCGACAATGGCGGTCCTAACGTCAAGCCCGGTTTGCGTGATGATGTCATCGCCGTTGAAATGGCGCGCATGGAGGCCAAGCTGCCGCCTAACACCATGTTTAAAGACGATGCCGAGCATGTAGTTGAGGAGGTCGAGCGCCGCCAAGCCGGTCGGCTGGATCGTAAGCAGTTTTTTAAGCGCTACGCCTACATTATGTCGGATGATTCTTTTTTTGACATGGAAACGCGCAACGATATGTCGCGCGGCGTGTTTAACGCTGTGTTTCGTCATGTCGAGTGCACATCATTACACGGTAAAGCGCGGCGCATTGAAGCCGCCACATGGTTCGACGAGCACCGCACAGCTACAAACGGTAAGATCCTCAAAGGTCTGACCTATGCCGCTGGCGAAGATCCACTGGTTTACGACATCAACGGCGATGTGTTCGGCAACCGATGGGTTGACGCGCGGCCAAAGCGCGGCAGTGGTAACATCAAGAAATGGCTTGATCACTGCGAGCTGCTTGTGCCTGACGTGCGCGAGCGTGAGCATATCCTCAACGTCATGGCTTACAAGCTCCAGCATCCTAAGATCAAGATCAACCACGCTGTCCTGCATGGCGGCGATGAGGGCTGCGGTAAAGATACCATGTGGGCTCCCTTCATATGGTCTGTGTGTGGCCCTACCGCGCGCAACCGGGGTATCATTGACTCGGACAACTTGCAGAGCCAGTGGGGTTACGCGTTAGAGAGCGAGATCCTCATCCTTAACGAGCTTAAAGAGCCTGACGCGCGCGAGCGCCGCGCGCTAGCCAACAAGCTCAAGCCTATCATCGCTGCGCCGCCTGACACGCTACAGATCAATCGCAAGGGCTTGCATCCCTATGACATGGTGAACCGCCTGTTCGTGCTGGCGTTCACGAACGACCCTGTACCGATCACGCTTCCGACGCAAGACCGTCGCTGGTTTTGTGTGTGGTCGCGCGCGCCTCAGATGTCGCCCGACGCCGCGCTTGCCATGTGGGACTGGTATAAGGCAGGCGGCTTTGAGGCTATCGCTGGCTGGCTCAACGCGCGCGATGTGTCTAAGTTCAACCCGTCAGCGACACCGCTTGAGACTGATTTCAAGCGCACGATGATAAGCTCCGGCATGAGCACCGCTGAGAGCTTTATTCTTGATGAGATCGAGAACCGTCATTATCCTTTCAACAAGGGTGTCATTGGCGGGCCTTGGTTCAAGGTTTGCAAACAGCTTGCTTCGCTTGCGCCGTTAGGAGTTAAAATCCCACAGCCCGCGCTTTTACATGCGCTCAAAGAAGCTAAGTGGCGCGATTTGGGTCTTATTCACGCGCCGCAGCACCCCAACAAAAAGCATGTGTTTGTTGCGCCTGAGATGGCGCACCACAGCAAAGCCGAGTTGCGTCGTATGGTCGAGGATGCCCCTAATGAGAACAATGTTATTGCGCTCCGTCCTAATTAGTGTTCTTCTTTGTGGTCTGGCATCGTGCCAGGCCGCAAAAATTATATATCACACTTGCGAGGAAGGGCTATGCAGATAGTCTTAATGCTTTTATTATCAGCGCTCTGTCAGTGGGGTCAACCAGCTCTATCGCCAGCTCGACCGCGTAACGCAAGCGGCGTATATCGTCGTTCAAAGCGTTAATGTCGTGGCCGTATCGTTGCTTCGCCTCCTCATATCCTTTAAGATATGACTGAGAGATTTCTTGTTGTAATTGTCTCAGTTGGCGTCTGTATTCGGACTCAGTCATGGCAAAGCTCACGATAGATAAAGAAGAAGACCCTATAGCGGCGCTTCTTAACAGTCAGGCGACAAAAGACTTTTTAGCAAAGCGCCAGCAATTTCAACAATCGTTGCCGCAGTATCAACCTCAGACCGCGCAAGATTACAACCCCGGTTACGGTTATCAGCATAGCCTTAATGCCATGCGCGATTGGCTCACGCCTTATCTTATGCAGATGGGGTTATATCAGATGCGCCCTGTTAACACTATGCTCAACATGGGCGATGCTATTATGCCAGCGGATCAATTCCAGCCTTATAGCTTTCCAATAAAAAAGGCCCCGCGCTAGGGGAAGACGCGAGGCCAAGGGGGAGGTTTACGCCTCCTTTTTAGCAGGTGCCGTCGCCCATGTAAAGCAAATCTAAGCGTCGCACGATCTCTTGCTCTGTCATTATGGGGTGCTTTGGCGTATGGGCTATAGTTTGCCAGAAACGCCACAAGGGCGCGTTTACTTTATAGCAGGGTTCAGCGCGCGGCAGATCTGGAATAGTGATCTGCATACGCTCGTATTGCTCTTTGAAGTGGTTCACTTAACCCCCAGTAGTATTTCAATTATGACTGTTGCTATTATTGTGGCCAAGCTCTCGCCCTGGCTTCCTGTATTCTTTGCCATCCAACCTCGCTTGGTAGCATCGCTCACCATGTATGACTGTTGTATGGTCGCGCTTTAACACGCGTCCGATCTGAGGATAGCTCGCGCCCGTCTCACGCCTCGCACGCCAATAGATGCGGTAGCGTGTCCACAGGATGTCTTGACGCCTGCTATGGCTCAAGACTTGTTCAGGCGATAGACAACTATCTAGCGCCTCTTCGAGCAATATGTCTTTTACCTTTTTCATTTTACCTCTATCTTTTTGAATGATTCTCACACGCTGACCGCATCATGCGTCATATATGACGCTTATGTCGGCTTTATGCGCCATTTATGGTTCGTTATGCCGTTAGAGTGATTATTAACTCTGTCTCTTTTGATGGCGCGCGCGCCTCAATCTCGCCTTGGATTAATTGGCGCTTATAATTGTCATCCTCATATTCGAGCATTATCGCCAGCGCGCCTGTCTCAAGGCGATACAACATTTGCAAGAACTCATAATAATCTTTCATTTTACTCATATCGTTCCCCATTGTTCGGCCATAGCATCTGCTATGCCTTAGTATGTCTTTGATCTTTCTTTCCATCGATTAAGGCTCGGCGGCATCTTATGGATGTGCCGCTTAAAAGCGTCGCGCACTATGCCGCTAAATTCACAAGCGATTAAGACGCGCATGTTAGCTCCCGATTAAGAATAGCAGGCCAATAGCAATGGCGGGGATTGCCAGCGACGCAAGAGCCGCCAACAGTAGGACATAAAGGGTTTGTCTCATGCCAGGGCGTCCGCTTCGCAGTCGTATTGAAGCGCCTCACTATCCTTTAGCACCTCGACGACGGCCTTATAAAGCCAATGGGTTTGATCGAGGTTTATGTTGCTATCGGACGGTTCGTGGCCGTAGATGACGACAGCGCCTATCGATATGTCGCTGGCGTAGGGCGCGTATATACCCTCGCTCGGATCCGCCGGGTAGATTCTATAGCTAACGTCCGCTTCGCCGTCGACATAAATGGACAACCCTTTGACTAGGCATAGTTGTTCAAACTCATACGTAAACGTATTCATCACGCAGCCTCCCCGCTGTAAGCCTCGATCATATGTCGCGCTATTTCTGTCCAGTTAACATCGGACAAAAACGCCATTGCGTAGCTATAGGCCAAGCCCTCCGGATCAGTGTCAGTTGCCAATAGCTCTTCTGCTATGTCTTTGAGACTTAGACCCAGATCATAGGCGCTTGTGCTACTATCGTGCCCGCAATCGTAAGGATCCCATCCATCAAAGATCTCTAAGTTTACGCGCCACGTCGCATAGTTCGTCCAGCCGTTATAATCGCTCATTGTCATTCCCCTATGTTGATTTGTTACATTGAGTAAGGTTCGAATGGTTCTATTTCAGACACGCCGTTTTTGTTACACCAATCAATATACTCTTTATGCCTAACCAATAATAAATCATTAACGGCGTTAATTGCGTCAACGAGTGATATCGGGTTGCCTTCATAATACCGCGTTAGTTTACCTTTACTAAACTCAATACGGCATGAATGGTCACGATTACGACATTCATAGACAACGCCCGCACTGTCGCAAAGAATAAAAGAAGCCCACGTTTTCATTGTATTGTATCCTGTTGATTTGTTACAATTAAAGCGCCCATGATGGCGCACTATCCATGCCAGCAAATTGAACACGCATCGGCATTAACAACCCGAACCCGTCAACGTCAGGGCCGAACGTGATAAGAGCGGCTGCGCTGCCATTGTGCGCNACGCGCGTCGGTGTTCCTTTGCCAAGCGCCTTGGCTATTTTGGCGAAGTCACCTAGGTAGGACAAATTAAACTGCGCAATCTCGCCGCTCGGCTCTTTGGGCACAATGCGCCGCCAGTCAGGGAATGTGCCGTCAATAGGCTCAAAGATCATATTGCCTAGCATATATTGCGCGCCGTTGATCTTACCTAGTTCGACGGTTTCTTCTTTAGTTTTTAGCGCGTTTACTGTGTCGCTTGGAATTATAATATCAATCGGGGCGCCGTCGTATGTCTCAGACTGTCTGAAAGCGACCGCCCGATGGCCGTCGGCTGCGACGATAAACACGCCTGTTTCATTGGCTTGGATGGCAACGCCTTTAAGATAATACCGCGTTTCTTCTTTAGAGACGGCGAGGGCCGCTGCTTTGAGATAGTTTACGTTGATTTGCATTTTAGTTTACCTTTCCTATGTGGATTTGTTACAGTGTAATAGTTACGCGAGCTAAAAAGCCGCTATCGTCAACGATGACGCATGGCGGCAATTCGTGCAGCTTTATATACTCTTTTACGCCAGCGCTTTTTAATTCGCGCGCTAGTAAATTCTTAAATAAGTCACTGTTAGCATATGCGCGGAATTTTGGATGGCTCCGAAAAGCCGCCATGTCGCAGTGATTGCGGCTAATGGCTGGCACCTTCACCCATTGCCAAGCGGGCGTATCATCAGCGTTATAAATAGTCTCGACCTTAACCTTAAACTGTATTGTCGGCATGATCTTAGCTCCTCAATATACGAAGTAGAGTGTTGCCAGCGCCATCATCGGGACGAATAACGTGGCGGCGATGGTAAAGACGATTGTCTCGATTATCTGCATCGTTGTCATGGCGAAAATCTCCTGTGTTTTGTTATTGACCTCTGTGGATTATTTACAAGTAGCACGTCTAAAAATGACTGTCAATAGATATTTTACAGGGTTATTTTTCTGGGTTGTTTGGGTTGTTAATTGGGTTGTCGGATGGGCTTCAAACGTGCCCATATATCAATGCTTTGGGTTAAATGGTTATCTTTTATGTGTGAATTATAATTTAGTTATTTTGTAATAAAGTGTGTTACAAAAAAAGTCAGCCAGCGATTTTTGTTCAATGACCATTTAACCCAGATAACCCAGAAATGACCCAGGCCGCGAATCAATGCCTTGTGGAAAACGTGGCGAAAAATGTATGACAACTAAGTTTATGTAAACATAGTTGACATTCGGCTGGTTGACATTCGGCTGGCTGACATTCGGGAGGGGGGATGGGCCGAGCGCGGTCTGGGAATATCTACGCAGGGTCTGCTCAAACTTTTTTATTTTTTAAAATTAGTGTTTACAGTTGCAAACTTTTTTATTTTTCAAAAAAACTTTATGTGCTAAAGATTTCTTTATGACGTTTAAATCTTTACCGTATGAACCGCGCAAGATTGAAGCAACCGAAGAACGGCTGAAGCAGATTTACGAAGCCGCGCGCAAAGGACTCAAAGGTGACGCGTTGGCGTTAGCTGCCGGCATGATGCCTGTAGAGTATCGCCGGCTGGTGCAGTTCGATCCTATCGCTGAGTATGCGGAAACCAAAGGCCGCGCAGATGGCGAAGCGGAAATGGCGAACGTGCTCCGCACAGCCGCGTTGAACGGCGACACTAAAGCCGCGCTTGAGATGCTCAAGCACGCACATGGCTGGGTCGCCAAACAGGCTGTTAGCGTAGAAGTGAACCAGACCATATCTATTACGGCGGCGCTTCAGGAGGCGCAGCAACGAGTCATCGAAGGGCAAATCATAGATGCAAACGACGGTATATTCGCCGGAGGAAGAACAGCGCTTAATGGCGACGCTGTGGAACCCCGCGCTGAAAAACGACCCGCTGGCCTTCGTGAGACTAGCCTTTCCGTGGGGGAGGCCGAATACGCCACTTGAGCACTTTGAAGGCCCCCGACGCTGGCAGCGCGAGGTGCTCGTTGAACTGCGCGATCACATCCACGCGAACAACGGTAAGATAGACTTCGCGACGCTACGCCTAGCCGTGTCATCTGGACGCGGAATCGGTAAGTCCGCGCTAGTCAGTTGGCTCACGATCTGGATGCTAACCACGCGGATAGGCTCGACGACCATCGTGTCGGCTAACTCGGAAGCCCAGCTACGCAGCGTCACCTGGGCTGAGATAACTAAATGGTTGAGTATGGCGATTCACAGCCACTGGTTCGAGGTCAGCGCAACCAGAGTCTTACCGGCCAAGTGGATCGCGGAGCTGGTTGAACGTGATCTGAAGATGGGAACGCGCTATTGGAGCGTAGAAGGGCGGTTGTGGAGTGCGGAAAATCCAGATTCCTACGCCGGAGTTCATAACTTCGCGGGTGTCATGCTGGTATTCGATGAGGCGAGCGGAATTGATGATTCTATCTGGTCAGTTGCAGCGGGCTTTTTTACGGAAAATACCCCTAATCGCTTTTGGTTGTGCTTCAGCAACCCCCGTCGTAACTCTGGTTACTTTTATGAGTGTTTTAACTCCAAGCGCGACTTCTGGCGAAATAAGATTGTCGATGCCAGATCTGTCGAAGGGACGGATAAAGCCGTCTACCAACAGATCATTGACGAGTATGGCCCCGACTCCAGCGCCGCGCATGTCGAAGTCTACGGTCAGTTCCCGAACGCGAGCGACGACCAGTTCATCGGAAACGCGCTGGTTGACGAGGCAATGGAACGTGCCGCTGTCGCCGACCAGTCCGCCCCCATCGTGGTCGGAGTGGATCCGGCACGCTTTGGTGCCGACGCTACCGTTATAGCAATACGGCAGGGCCGCGACATCCTGGCGATCAAGCGCTACCGAGGCGACGACACGATGGAGGTCGTAGGCCGTGTGATCGACGTGATCGAAGAGTATAAGCCAGCGCTAGTGGTCATCGACGAAGGCGGCTTGGGTGCGGGCGTGGTGGATCGGTTGAAGGAGCAGCGCTACAAAGTGCGCGGGGTGAACTTCGGGAACAAGTCAACGAAGCCCATGATGTATGGAAACAAGCGCGCGGAGATGTGGGGCGCGATGAAGGACTGGCTGAAAGACGCCTCCATACCAAAAGACAGGTATCTGAAGTCAGACCTTATCGGGCCAATGATGAAGCCGGACTCGAAAGGCACCATATTCTTAGAGAGCAAGAAGGATATGAAGAGTAGAGGTCTGGCCTCGCCGGATGCGGCGGACGCTATCGCAATAACCTTCGCATTTCCTGTCGCCAGACGTGAACAGCGTATAGACAACACACGGCGCGTCGCGTATGGTGGCAACGCAGCCTCTTCAGGATGGATGGCGAGTTAATGGTATCATTATCTGTTGGTCGCGGCGAGAAGCTATCGACGAAAGCTGGCGCAGGATTAACAGCCAAAGAGCGAGCCCGTTACAATAAAGCTACCGGCAGTAACCTTAAGGCTCCTGCGCCGAACCCTAAGACAGACGCTGACAAGGGCCGTAAGGCGAGCTTCTGCGCCAGAATGGGCGGCGTAGTCGCCAAGTCTAAGAACGCCGACCGCGCTAAAGCATCTATGAAGAGGTGGAACTGTGGCAAGTAAGCCAGGGCTATACGCCAACATCCACGCCAAGAAGGCGCGCATCGCAGCCGGTTCAGGCGAGAAGATGCGGAAGGCCGGCGCTAAAGGCGCACCTACGGCCAAGGCGTTCAAAGAGTCTGCTAAGACGAGGAAGAAATAATGGCGAATACTAAGCCTATTGGCGTCGCCTATGAAGATCAAGATATTATCGGCGCTGACACGATCAAAGCCGCCAATATCTTAACCACAGGTATTATTGGCTATGCGGCAGGCGCTTATGGCACTGTAACGCAACAGAATAACAAGACAACGGCGGTGACGGTAAACTCGTCATCTGGTCAAATTACAACAGCTAACTCGCAGCTTGCGCCAAGCGCTCAAGCGGTGTTCACGGTAACGAACTCAAACGTATCACAAAAGGACGTGGTGACATGCAGCGTATCGTCAGGTGGCACGTTAGGGGCGTATAATGTGTTTGTCGGGGCTATCTCGGACGGGTCATTTACCTTAATTATTAAGAATAGCACCAACAACGCATATAGCGAGTCATTAGTATTAAATTTTGCTATTCTTCATACGGTGACGTAATGATTGGCAACGGCAAAAAAGTCATAGCTAAAGGTAACTTACCGAGCGCTAAAAATAANAAAGCTGANGCTATACGCGATACAGGTATCGCTAAAGTGCGAAAAATGGCAGGCGGCATNGTCCGCGCAACGAGCTACAATTATGGANNGCCCGGCGNTAAAGGCCGTAAATTAGCGGGTGCTGGTGACGCTGAAGATGGAGAAGAGTAATGCCNTTAGTTAAGTCCACATCTAAGAACGCCTTTCGTAAGAACATAAAGGCTGAAGTTAAAGCTGGCAAACCTGTTAAGCAGGCTGTAGCCATTGCCTACTCAGAAAAGCGCGCTGCGGCTAAAAAAGGCGGCATGTCTAAAAAGGGTAAATGCTAGTGGCTGCAAGTGATGTAGAAGGCGCAGGCCAAGTATCCGACAACCCAGACGGCGACCGTCTGGCGACGATGCGTCACCGCTTTACGGTGGCGAGTGCAGCGTATTCTGACAGCCGTGAGGACGAATTAGACGACTTGCGTTTTATGGCCGGAAGTCCTGACAATAGTTGGCAATGGCCGGCCGACGTGTTGGCGACCAGAGGCGCGGTGCAGGGCCAGACGATCAACGCGCGGCCATGCCTGACGATTAACAAGCTGCCACAGCATGTTAGGCTGGTAAC